CACCAGGTAATATTATATCTGTAATAAGATCCTCTGGTAACGGTTCATTATATATTTCAGAACTTACGGAGTAAACATGACTGATTATAAAGCACCTACTACATTTAAAGTTGGAACTACACAAACTGTAGCTGTTGGCAGCTCAAGTGCTGCAACATCTAATGCTTTCAACGGACAAACAAGAGAAATAAGAATTGTAACTACCGTTGACGCTTACGTAGAAATGAACGCAACATCACCTACAGCAACATCTTCTAGTATTATAGTACCAGCATTTACACCAGAGTATTTTAGAGTAACACCATCTACAAAAGTTGCTTTTCTACGAGTTGGTTCAACAGATGGCACAGCAAGAGTAACAGAACTTGCACAATGACCATTGCAACTCGATTCTCACATAGAGGACAAGATAGGTATAGAGATAGAAGAACAGATACACCAAACGACAATATTAAGTTAGAAGACGGTACGTACTTGCTCATGCAAGCAGGTGACAATATAAAAATAGAACAAGCAGTTGGCACTGTATTTAGTGGCAGACCAATTCCTAACTAATGGCACGTAAAGCTAAAACGTATGTCGAGCATGAAGCTGGACCAAAAAAACGTACTAGCATAGGTCAAAGCATAAGATCAAGACCAAAAAACAAACATAAAAGAAGAAGTTTTAAAAAATACAAAGGTCAAGGCAAATGACTTTTAAAGAACTTGTAGAACTTCTTAAACTTAAAGAAAAACAAAGAAAAAAGAAAAAAAGGGTAAAGAATGGCAGATAGTAAAATTAGTGAATTGACAGCATTATCTACACCAGCAGATGATGATGTATTGGCTATTGTAGATACCGATGCAGGACAAACTAAAAAGATTACAGCAGTTAATTTAAAATCTTATGCTGGAACTACTACAGAAGCATTGCAAGATATTGTTGGTGCTATGTTCAGTAGCAATACAGAAACTGATATAACTGCAACCTATCAAGATGATGATGGCACTGTTGATCTAGTAGTAAGCGTATCTGCTGGTAATTTACCTACAGCTATAGATGCTGCAAAACTAGGAGACGGTTCAGTATCTAACGCAGAGTTTCAAAGACTTGATGGCGTATCAAGCGATATACAAACACAGCTTGATGCAAAACAAGCCACACTTACATTCGGTATTGCCAACACAAATGTACCCAAGTTTACTACTGGCGTAGCTGATGATGACTTTTTAAAAATAGCTGGAACAACTGTAGAAGGTCGTTCTGCATCAGAGGTCTTATCAGATATAGGAGGACAAGCATCTTTAACATTTGGCATCAGTAATACTAATGCAGTTAAAGTAGACAGCAGTTCTGTTGCTGATGACGAGTATGCAAGGTTTACATCTTCTGGTTTAGAAAGCAGAAGTACAGCAGAAGTTCTATCGGACATAGGTGGTCAAGCATCACTTACATTTGGTATCTCAAATACCAATGCTGTTAAGATAGATAGTAGTTCAGTAGCAGATGATGAGTATGCACGATTTACTGCTAACGGTCTTGAAAGTAGAAGTACCTCAGAAGTATTAAGTGATATAGGAGGTCAAGCTGCATTAAGTTTTGGTATATCCAATACAAATATTCCTATCTTTACAACTGGTGTAGCGGATGATGATTTTTTAAGAGTTGCAGGTACATCTATTGAAGGTAGATCAGCTAGTGAAGTACTCAGTGATATTGGTGGACAGGCTACACTTACTTTTGGAATCAGTAACACAAACGCAGTTAAGGTTGATAGTGCTAGTGTTGCAGATGATGAATACGCTAGGTTCACAGCAAACGGATTAGAGAGTAGATCAACTACAGAAGTATTGTCAGACATAGGTGGTATTACTGCTAGTTCTTCAGATACACTAACTAATAAATCAATAGACTCAGATAACAATACAATTACCAATATTGTCAACGCTGATATCAAATCTAGTGCTGCTGTTGCGTTTAGTAAGATGGAAAACCTTACAGCATCAAGAGCATTAGTATCAGACGGTAGTGGCGATGTATCAGCAGCAACTACAACTTCAACAGAGATTGGTTATGTTAATGGCGTAACATCAGCAATACAAACACAATTAGATGCCAAAGCAAGCAAAGGTCTGGCTGTAGCAATGGCAATCGCTTTATAGGAGAAAACATGGCACAAGACTTTGAATCAAATGGAGCTCAGATAACAAACTCAGCGACTACAATATATACATCCAATAGTGATGATGCAGTTGTTGGTTTAAGACTAGCAAATATTTTAACCACTACAGTTACAGTAAGTGTATTTGTATCTGAAGGTGGTTCTACTACAAGATACATTGTAAAAGATTTATCAATACCACCTGCAAGCTCAGTAGAGTTAGTACAGGGCGGAGCTAAATTTGTTTTACAAAGTGGAGATATCTTAAAAGGACAAGCTGGAACAGCAGATAGTATAGATGTCTGGGTATCAGTTGTAGACGCAATTAGTTAATAGGAGATTACATGGCAACAATAACTTCAGTGGGAGGCGTTCAGTATATTGGTGATGCACCAGCAGGTGAAACCATACATGAACACGATACCGAAATTAATAAAGATCAAATTATTACAAGTGCAGTCTTTGCAGGTCCTATTACTTTTGCAGCAACAGTAACTGTCACTGGTACGGTTGTTGTTGTATAATGGATAATATATACGACAAGAACCAACATATCCACATTGATAGAGGATCTCGCAAAATAGTTGTTACTAATCAACAAGACACTACAAACATACTTGAACAAAATAAATGGTCACAAAACAACCAAGAACAAAAAGGTGACTTACAACGTATAGCTCAAATACCTCTTATTGCATTAAAAATTAAAACCAAAGAACGCTTTGGTCATTCTAATTGGTACAAAGTTGCCAAAGAAGAACAAAAGAAAATAATAAGAGAAATGGTAAACAGTAACGAGTATATGTTTTTTAGAACAGGGGATAAAAGATTATAATGGCATTAGATTCATATACAAACTTAAAAACTGCTATAGCAAACTTCTTAGCAAGAGACGATCTTACATCAGAGATTGATGACTTTATTGATCTTACTGAAGCAGACCTTAACCGTAGACTAAGAATAAGAGCTATGGAAAACGTATCATCGTTTACTATAGACGCAGAAACAGAGGCATTGCCTACTGGTTTCTTGCAAGTACGTAGTTTTCACATAGTTCAGAACCCAAAGATTGCTTTGCAATACATGACACCGTTTCATCAGTTTGAAACAAGAGGTTCTACAGAAAGCGGAACACCAAAAGTATACTCTATAGAAAGTTCTAACTTTAGATTTAGTCCGTTGCCAGATACAAGCTACACTGCTTCTTTGGTTTTTTACAAAGCATTTGATTCTCTTGATGGCAGCACAACCACAAATTATATTTTAACAAACCACCCAGACGTATATTTGTATGGTGCATTGTATTTTGCATCTACATTTATTAGAGGCATGGATCAGGGATCTGTAGCACAATTTAAAGCACAATACGAAGCTGCTTTAAAACAAGTAGAAGAAGCTGATGATAAAGATAAATACAACGGTACACCGTTAGTGCAAAGGTCTGGAATAAACATTAACAACTTTGATAACGTAAGATAATGCAAGTACCTTTCGGAGAGTGGTTGCCTGATTTACCAGATCATTTAAATCCTGGTGCAACGCAAGCCAAGAACGTATACCCTGCTGTAAACAGTTACAGACCATTTAAGAGCATTACACAAGCAACTGCTACTGCACTAAGTAACAGAGCTCAAGGTGCAGCATCTTTTACATCTGATACAGGTGCAGTAAGTATTTTTGCAGGTGACTCAAGTAAACTGTATAGAATACTTGCAAACTCAGTAGTTGATGAAAGTGGTGGCACAACATTTAATACTGCTGCGAATGGTTATTGGGATTTTGTTAAGTTTGGAGAAACAGTTATAGCTTTTAATGGTGTAGACGCACCGCAAGCATGGTCATTAGATACATCGGCTGACTTTGCAGCATTAAGTGGATCACCTCCTACATTTAGACACGCAGCAGTTGTAAACAACTTTGTCGTTACAGGGTTTCAACCAACAGCACAAAACAAAGTGCAGTGGTCATCTTTTAACAGTGCTACATCTTGGACAGCAGGTGTCAATCAATCTGACTCAGAAACATTGCCAGAGGGCGGTGTAGTTACTGGAGTTACAGGTGGACAGTTTGGTTTGATATTCCAAGAAAACAGAATTACCAGAATGGATTATAGAGGTGGTAATGTTATATTTTCTTTTAGACGTATTGAAGACAACATAGGTGCAGTGCAAGGTAAAACAGTTATCAAGGTTGGTAATCTTGTATACTTCCTATCAGAAGATGGTTTTAGAGTTACAGATGGTAACTCATCTAAACCTATAGGTAACGGTAAGGTCGATAGATTTTTTAAATCAGACTTAAAATTTGCACACAGAGAAAGAGTAAAAGCTGCTGTAGATTATGCGAATAAATTAGTTTGTTGGTCATACCCATCTACTGCTAGTGGAGTGACTGATAAAATTATTATATACAACTACGAAACTCAAAGATGGTCAATTACAGAACTATCACATGAATTTATATTTAACTACATATCTCCAGGTTTTACTGTAGATGAGTTAGATAACTACCCATCATCAGGGTCTAATAATTTAGATTCTATTAACGTACCACTTGATAGTGATATATTTGTGGGTGGATTGAGGTCATTTGGTGTCTTTGACACCGATCATAAGTTTGGAACATTTGAGGGATCTAACCTTGCTTGTGAAATAGGCACAGGCGAGACTGAAATATTTGCACAGAATAGATCTTTGGTAACACACGTTAGACCTATTGTGGACACAACATCTGCAACTGGATCTCTTACATTAAGAAATAGAGTTGGTGATTCACAGTCGACAACATCACCAGTCGCAACCATGCACGCTACAGGAACAATACCGTTTCATAAGAGTGCAAGATATTTTAAATTTAATATGCAAATACCAGCAGGCACAACTTGGAATGATGCACAAGGTATTGATATAGAAGCTACAAAAGAAGGATATAGATAATGACAACAGGTTTGTTAGGCGATACATCGTTTTTAGACACATTACAACAAGCATCTCAAGTTTTAAACGACAGAGTAAGCTCATCACCCTTTGGTAATTATACACCTAATCAGGCATCAGATTACGTTGTTGGACCATTAGGCGGTATAGCACAAAATAAATTTATGGGTGACCAATTTCAAATGCCTAATTTATTTAATGCACCATACATACCAGAGGCTTTTAACACATCAAGCGTTCTAAATGCTGCAAGTACATCCCCTTTTAATTATAATTTTGGGTCATACACACCAGGTGCATTTAATCAATTTTATGGTTCACCTATGGCATCACCTGCT